AATCAATTGTACTTTGTAGAAAAATAGACTTGACACAAAACGGAACAGCAGTTGATCTTCATGAACCTTCTGCTACTGGAAGTTGTATCGCAATAGAAAGTGGTTGGATGAATAAAGTACATGGATATGATGAGTATTATACTTACTGGGGTAGAGAAGATACTGATTTACTTAATAGAGCAATAGAAGATGGCTACGAGGTGATTTGGATAACAGATAAGACTAAAATGTGGCATCAATGGCACGAACCAGCAACACAAAGAACATTAGAACAAAACGATTGGTATTTTAATCAAAAGAAACCTATTATTAGAAATCCTAACGGATGGGGAGAAATATAAAATGAAAATAGCTATATATACACTTACTAAAGACAGATTAACTTTAACAAAAAAGATGATGGCTAGTTTAGATAAGAATACTCATATTCCTTTCGATCATTATATTATTGACCAAGGAAGCAAAGACAAAACATTAGAATATCTAAAGACTTTTACTTACAAATTAGGAAAACTCTATGTGTTTCCTTTATCTAAAAATATTGGGATAAACGCTGGTGATGCTTTTGCTTTAGATAAAATAGGTCGAAATTACGATGTAATTATTAAATTAGATAATGATGCTTTAATAATGACAGATTGTTGGTTAGAGAAGTGCTTAATGGTTTTGAAGCGTAAATTAGTTATTTCCCCTTACATTCTAGGGCTTTTAGATAACAGAGGTGGTGTTCCTAGATATTCAAGAGATGTAGATAATAACCTCGGCTATACATATGCATTAGGAGGTATTTGTCTAATAGGGTATACTAAAGCATGGGTTGAAGATTCAGGAGGATTTGATTCCTCCTTGTCTTCGACCTTTCATCACGACGATATGGAATTTTGTTCTAGACTAAGATTTGCAGGATATAAATTTGCTTATAAGGAAGATGTAGTTATTCGTCATTTACACAACCATGACTAGCGGAATTTATAAAAGAACGAGTTTTCATATAAAGAAACTTAGTGAGTCACATAAAGGTAAAAAGCGAAAAACATTTACAAAAGAGTGGTGTGATAATATAAGTAAGGCTTTAACGGGGAAAAAGAGAAAACCTTTTAAAGAGTCAACGAGGAGAAAATTAAGTATTTCAAGAAAAGGTAAAAACTGTAATTTTTGGAAAGGTGGTATTACACCAGAGCATTTAAGGGTAAAGATGTCTATAGAATGGAAACTTTGGAGAGAAGCAGTATTTGCTAGAGATAATTGGATTTGCCAAAAAACAGGCACAAGAGGTGGAAAATTACATCCACATCATATTAAAAACTTTTCTCAATATCCTGAGTTAAGATTTGCAATAGATAACGGAATTACTTTAAGCGAAGAGAGTCATAAAGAATTTCATAAAATGTACGGTAAAGAAAACAATAATAGAGAACAATTGAATGAATTTTTAAATTCAGAAGATGTTGTGATAAAACATTTAGGAGGTGCAAAAAAATGACTATACAATGTAACAAATGTGGTACCATATACGGAGAGGATTTGTCAGATAAATTTGTTAAGACAAGTCTCAAGAAGTGTCCTGTTTGTGGATCTGTTGACGTTTCAAAGGCAAATTCTAAGGCTAAAACCCAAAAAAGAGAATTCAAAAAGGCAATTATTTAATACTTCTTGACAGATAGAGTATGGACTTTATATACTTGTGTTAGTTACAGGTCTAGTTGCAAGTCTTGATTCATATGTTTATAATCTACAACTGCGGGTATCGGTCAGCTATCACACTGACTGGAATATCAGGAAAGAAATACGCTTTTAAGAAAAGATTCGTAACAGAGGTAGAAGATAAAGACGGTAAAGAGTTACTTAAAATGGATTATAAGGGTATACCTTGGTGTCCAACTAATAGTAAATTGATACCACCTTTTATGAAAGTAGAAGATTGGTGTCAAGGAAAAGAAGGTAGATTTGATTATAAGCCATTTAAGATATATGATTCAGAAGACTACAAAAAGAAATTTTTGTTAAAGTAGAGTATTATTAGAAAGCAATACATATATGAAAGATAATACAGTTCAAAAATTTAAGATCGTACTTCCGATTTTAAAAACCCGTGTTGTAATCCGAAAGGATGAACAAGGAAATGAGAAAGAGGTTCGATTCGTCGAAGGTGTTGCTTCTTCAACTGATAAAGATTTACATGGAGATAGAATGGCTCCTTCTGCTATTAAAACAATGGCAGACTCGTTAAAATATCACGATGTTGCTCTTAATGCAGATCATGATACAACTTGGAGTGCCGAGATAGGTCCAATAGTAAAATTAGAGGTTACTCCTGACAATGACCTTACTTTAGAAGCCGAACTCAGTGAAATGAGTAAAGCTAATGATTTATGGTATGCATTGACCAAGAATAAAAAGAAACTAGGACTATCGATCGGTGGATATGTAAAGGAGTATGAAATGGTTAAAGAAGAGGCCGATCCTGATTCTGGCGAAGAAAACGCAGAACCACATTGGTATCGGTTATACAAAGACATTGACCTAGACCATGTTGCTGTTACATCAAGTCCTGCTAATCCCAAGACTTGGGTATCCGCCATTAGTAAGTCAATGGACCCTGCTAAGGATCAATTATTGATGGAAGCAGTTATGCAAAAAGAGCAAGAAGAAAAAGAGGATAAAAAGACTGAAGACAAAAGCATGCAAACAAATAAAGATAAAGAGATGAAAGATTTGGCAATTAAAGTTGCTCGAAAGATTCAGGATGTAGAAGCATCTTTGCTTCTTGAATTAACTGAGTCTGTTTTGATAACATTAGATGATGATACTGTTATAAAGATCAAAGATTACATAGATAATGTTATAGAGAAAAAAAAGAATATGAAAAAAGATGTCTCACTGGAAGCTGAAGAGTCTTTGAAGAAAGACGACACTGTAGCCACTCCCGAAGGCGAAGCAGTTGAAAAACCAGCAACTCTAGAGAATGAGCCCAAAGAGGAAGCTCCAAAAACTGAGGAACCCAAGACAGAGGAACCTGCGAAAGTAGAAGAGCCTGTTGAGGAACCAAAAGAAGGAGAGGAAGTAGAAGCTCCTGCAGAGCCTACTGAAGAGAAACCAGCGGAAGAAAAACCTGCTGAAGAAGCTCCATCAGAAGAAAAGCCTGTAGAAGAGAAACCTACTGAATCTGAACCTGCTGAGGAAGAACCAAAGAAAGAGGAAGCGGAATCAGAGGATTCATCGGGTGAGGAAGGTAAAGATGAGGAAGGCGAAAAACCAACAGAGCCTGTAGCTCCTGTGGAAGACGCTGGGAAACCAGAAGAACCTGCAGAAAAGACTGAGGATAAATCTGTTGATAACGGTGCCGAATTACTAAAGGCTGTTCAGGTATTAACTGACGGAATGAAAGTAATGCTAGAAAGCAATAAAACCCTAACGGATAGAGTTGCTGAACTAGAAGCACAACCAGCAAGTCGAAAGACTGTAGAACTCGAAAAGGGAGTCGGAGACGAAGCAGTAGATGCCGTTGATGGAAAATCCCTAACAGAGGAAATGGAAGAGAAGATTGCTAAAGTCCGAAAGGATAATTATGGCAATCCAAACTTATTCGCTATGACCCAAAAGATCAGAGCCGAGTACTCAAAGAAAGCTAGTTTATAAGTAAAAGTTGTTTAGTTTGCTCGTTTAAATTTATGCTCGAAAAGAGCTTACAAGTATGGAAAAAAATATGGTAGAGATGAGAAAAACCTTACTTGAAGCTGCTGCACTTTTGGAAAAGTCAGCTAAGGTTGGAGCAGGAGTGGATGAGGCGGCTTCCATGCTCATGAAAGACGCTATTTACACTACAACTTCCGGTGCGTTCGCGCAAAGGGAGCATTTGGATACTCAAATTGGTGACATCACCAAGAGGAACACACCGTTCCTAGACAGAGTACCTAAAGTAGCTGCAAATGGTAAAACACATGAGTGGGATATGGTCACAGCTTTAGGCAGCAATGATACTGCCGTTGAAGAGTGTGGCACACCGTTAGAGAATGACGCGACAATCACTCGCTATTCTGCACAAATCAAGACATACGCCACAAGCGTAAAAGTCTGCGATTTAGCACAATGGGCGGCAAGTGATTACTTTGACTTGATGAATCTTCATCTAGAAAAAGGTATGCGAAAAATCCTACAGGACGTAGAAAAGAAAATTTACTACGGTAACTGGGACGGATCTTCTCCAAACGATTTCACAGGCTTGTACAAACTTATAGCTGATTATGCTGGGGCGGATAATACCGTTAACGCTTCTGGGAATCCAATTTCTCAGACATACGTTGACAATGCGATTCAAGTAATCGTAGATAAAGGTGGTAGTCCAACTCATCTATTCATGGGTGCTAAAGATTTGAGAGATTTCGCAGCTCTATGGGCTAACAAGGTCGTTTATAATGACCCAAGTGCTGGGATGACTTTTGGTTACAATGTAGCTCGCTACATGTCATTTGCAGGTGCAATCGAGATAGTTCTTGATCCCTTCTTGACAGCGACTAACTCACCAAATACTCCTAACACAGATGTATTCATTGTTACAATGGATGAAATTGCCTTAGCACAGACAGAGCCAATGTATAGACTTCCCGTCTATCGTGCCTTAGACTTAGCGGAAACGCAAACAGTCGTTTGGAACATAGTACTTGAAGTGCGAGTACCTCAATGGCAAGCAGTTGTCAAGGATTTGGGTTAATCTCAATGCAAATAGTTTATTAGTAAAAGATGGCATTGAGAGAGGGTAGGCTAAAAACTTGCCCTCTCGATTACCAAGTGTTAGAATTAGAAATAGGAAAAATATGAAAAAAGATTTTGTTATAGTCAAAAGTAAAACAATCAATAATGAGTCAGTCCCGATAGCTATTAAAGTAATTGATCCTGAAACAGGAGAAGACGATAAAAGAGAAATTAGCAGACCTGTTATCTTCATGGATTTTCAGGCAGAAGTACCCCTTAAATGGGCTAGGATTCTTGTAAAGATGAATCCTAATGAGTTCTCAATCGTTGGAGCTGAAGGGGAATTAAGCAAAAGAGCTAAAAAAGCTGTTGAGGTTGCTCAAGAAAAGATTGAAGGTTTCAAGTGTCAAATCTGTAATGCAGAAACAAAGTCCAAAGCTGGACTATCTGCACACATCAGATATAACCACCCTGAAAAATGGGAAGGTAAAAAGACAGTTGTTGAAGCTAAAGCTGAAGACGAAAAAACTGAAATAAAATAAAATGATTGCTGGAAACTGTAAAATACATGAACTGACCATTGCTAATGGTGCTACAGGAGAGTTGGATTTGAGTACTGAGGTTTCTACAGAGAAACTTCTTAAAATAAATCCAAATGCTGATAATGTTAGATTACTTCTAACACCTTCAACTAGTGCTGTTGTAGCTACAAACGCTGACTTTCTCTTACTTAAAACCGAATTTAATGATTTTGAATTAGGTCGTGGACTAAATAGACTTTCATTTTACAATGGAAGTGGTGGAGAAGCTAAAGTGTCAATAATGGTTTTGTTCTAAAGTAAATAGTAA